CTGCGGCCCAGAGGGCGCCGGCGATCTGGTCGGCGGTGTTCGCACCCGTCGGCAACGTGGTGCCGGCGGTCGCCGCTGCGGCGAACGCCGTCGAGGCTGCGGCTTCGGTCTGGATCGCGTACTGCGCCGCGAGGTCCTGGATCACGATGTCCATCACACCCGGCTGCGTGAAATCGACGTCCTGGCGGCTCACGTTCACATACCCGCCGTACGTGACGGCGGTGCCGGACAGCTTCGTGATCGTCATCTTCTGCGAGACGAGCTCCGCCTTCTCAGCCGACTGCGCCGCCACGCTGGTGTGCTGCGTCACCTTCGGCCGCGACCAGTTCTGGCCGGGCATCTGCCGCGGCCCAAGAGCCGACACCAAAGGCCTGGAGGCGTCGATGAAGTTCACGACCGGTCCGAGGATCGGTGACGGGATCAGGCCGGGGTTGTCCGCCGTGGTCTGGTGGGCGGCGGCACGGTTGTAGATCTCGAGGCGGCCGCGGGCGTCGCCGTCGCCGAGCCCGGCACGCCACTGGTCGAGGACGTACTCGCCGGCGGTGCGGTACTCGATCTCTTTCGGTGCGGGCTGTTCACGCATGAACGGGGCGAGCTCGGCGATCTTCGCCCGACTCTCGGAGCCCATCCGGCGGAGGTCGATCAGCTGGTCGACCTGCGGCTGCAGCTCACCGACACGGGTGCGTGCCCGTGTTGCGAGTTCCATTTCCTGCTGGTTGAGGTCGCGCCCTTCCTTCTCGGCGTCCTCGACGACACCGTCGATGAACGTCTGTTTCTCTTCGATCTCGGCGACGAGCCGGGACAGCATCTGGTCCGTGGTACGCACTTTTGGGGTCCTTTCGCGGAACGTTGTTAGCGTTTCGCTCGCGAGCCCACCGCACCCCACGGGAGTTCCCGGTAGCCGCCACGCGGCCCATCAACAGGAACTTTGGTTCTAGGTGGTCAATTCGATCTTCGCATAACGGTCGGCTAGACGCCAGCCGTAGACGACTTCGAGGTTCGGCCGGGCCGCCGCCGGCGCGACGACCCGGTCCTGCTCGCGGACCGCCAGCACGTTCGTGCCTTCGTAGGCGGGGGCGGGGGTCATCGCGATGTGGTCGAGCCACAGCCGGTTGAGGCGGCGGAGGCTGCGTTCGGGCCACGTTTCGCCGCCGTCGGGCACACCGAACCCGGCCGACGCGTTCAGCAGCCCTTCGTCGGCGAGCGCGAGTGTTTCGTCACCCTCCGCCGTTTTCGCGATCCGCACCTCAGCGACTAGACCCTCGTCCCTCGACGGGTGGAACTGGATCGCCTTCCCGACGACCTTGTCGATGATGTGGCCGCGGTTGACCATGATTCGGCGCCGTTCCGCGTCGAGCCCCTCGAAGGCGCCACGTGAGACGATTTCGCGGATCCAGCGGCCCCTATGTTGGACCTGCGCCTCGGTCTCGTAGGGCATCACGACCAGTTCGATCTGCCGTTTCGGGAACGACACGTCGACGACGTGGGTCGCGTCCCGGATTTCGATCTCGAGCTGTGTCATTTCAGCACCCCCTGCGCCACGTCGGCCGGTGTGGAGTTGTCCAGGCGTTCCGCGGCACGGATCTCGTCGACGGTGATCGCCCGCTGCCCGGTGATCGGGTCCTGCAACGCAAAAAGGATCTGGTAGGCCTGCGCCCGCGCCAACGGCGGCGGCTGCACGAACTCGTCACGGTTCAACTCAACCCTGGTGCCCCTGGGGAGACACCACCCCGACAGCGCCGACATGATCGTCTGGGCGGTTGCTTTCAGGCTGTCGCGCCACCAGAAATCGAAGAAGTCGCCCATGTTCTTGTACGTCATCGACTCCCCCGAACCGGGCAGCCCGACGATCTCGGGTGGGACGCCGAGCAGCTCGCAGATCCTGGAGTCCTGGTAGCGCTCGAGGTCGACCAGGCCGATGTCGGTCGGGCTGATCTGCGCCGGCTTCCACTGCAACCCCTTGTCCAACACCGCCGGTTCGCCGATCGTCGACATCCTGCGTTCCACCCATTTCTGCTGGATCAGCATCGCCTGGTCCGGCGAGATCTCCTCTTGCGACTCGAGGACGCCAACAGGAATCCCGCCTGAGGAGACGATCTTCGCGCCGTACTGCATCAACGCCTCGGCGGCGATCATCCGGTAGGCGCCGGCCTCCAACGGGCCGTGGCCGTGCAGGTCGACGACGTCGCCGTCGTAGCGGATGTGGAGGATGTCGGCGGTGACGTCGTCGCCGCCGATCTCATACCGTCTGAGGCCGTCACGGCCGCGTTCGACGTTCACGTACAAAGGGGGCACCACATGAAAACGCGACGGCCACCCGGTCGAGTAGCGGGCCGTCGCGAGCACGAACACCTCGCCGAGCATGTAGTCCTTGACAAGCCTTTTGCAGAACTCTTCCCAGGACACGTACAGGTCCGGGTCGGGGTTGTTCAGCCAGTCCGTCGACAGCGTCGGCGCCGCATCAACGAGATACGGGGGCATCGTCGACAGGGCACGCGAGGTTTTGTCGATGCACATCCAGGCGGTGTCCGTCAGCCGTTGCGTCGACGACGACCAGTTCGGTGTGTTCCAGTCGGCCGGCCATCCCGACCAGCCCGACGGGACGATCCTCGGTGGCGGCGCGAACGGCGGGTCCGTACCGGTGACGGTGACGCCGTGCGGGTCGCCCGGAACAACCAACTGGTCAGGGCCAACGGTGGACGGCGGCACCGACGCGGGGTCGTTGGGGTTCGGAACTACACCCTCGTCGGACGCGGCCCTCGGCCTGAGTCCGCGGAGGTTCAATAGACCGACGGCTCTCTCGACGGCTTACACGCCGCGTGGAGCGCCCAGACCATCGCCTTGATCAGATGGGTCGGGCCGGACGGCTCCAATGCGAGCCCTGCCGCCCGTTCACGAACCATCGCTGATGCCATTGCCTCGTCGAGGTCGGGGGTGTCGTCATGGACAACGATACCGCTCGCGGCAAGATCGCGTAAGAGCGCGAGCCCGGCACGGGTCTCGGAGCCACCGACAGGTCTCGGTGGCGGCCACAGTCCGGGTGGCAGCGAGGCGACCATCGACCCGCCAACCCCGATCTGTTTCACTCGCCTCGTTTGCGTCAACGTCTGCAGGTCCTGCAGGGCGGTGTCCCAGTTCGGACACAGCCACCCGTCGACCTCAATCCGACCGTCGTCGAGTTGGCAGGCGGCCGCGACGGCGGCGCCCATCCCCCAGTCGTCCTCGACCATCACATGCAAAGGCCGGTCATGCGCCTCGAGCGGCTCCTGCAAGCCCTTCCACAGGCCAGGCGGCAGCAGCGGTTCGCCGCCGGCGGCGCCCTCCATCGACCTCGGCCACTGATTCAGCCACTGCGTGCGGAAGCTGACTTCCGGGTCGGGTTCGGTTAGGTCGCGGATCTCGCCGGCCTGGATCCCCTGCAACTGCCCCGCCACCAGCCGTTCGCGTTGTGGTGTCCAGTGCGGCGACGCCAACCGCCACGCCTCAACCGAGTCGATCGGCAACTCCGGATCGGCAGACCACTCGACCAGCAGATCCCCGGCCCCGGTCTCGAGCTCCGCCAACGCCGCCTTCCTCCGCTGCAGCATCAACGCCTCCGACCTCCTATGGGCTGTCGAGATCAGCAACAGCTGCGGCTGCTCCCGTTCGACCATCGTCGGCACCAGGCTCTCGTCGACGGTGGCGGCGGTGACTTTCCACGCTTCATCGACGGCGGCCAGCGACACGCTGTGCCCGTAGGCGGCCTCCTTCGCCCGGATCATCCAGCGGGAATGCCCCGGCACCCACTCAAGCGCCTCCTGCCCGTTCGTCTGCCGGATGTGGTAGTCGGCGCCCTGCTCGCGGGCCCACCACAACGCCGGCCGCTGCACCTCCCGACACACCGCAAGGTCTTTCCCTGTGTGGACGACGTCCTGCGGCTCGCCGAACCGTTCGGTCTGATGCATCCGCCACAACGCCAACTCTCTAAGCAGCCATGACTTCCCGACCTGGCGGGCGACCGTCAAAACCCCGGTGTCCCACACCAGGCGGCCCGCCCGGTCGGTCTCGAGCAGCCTCGCCGCGACGAGCTTCTGCCACCACCGCAACGCCCTGCCCTCACGGCCCTCAGCCCAGGCGACGAACACGGCGCCCAGCGACCCCACCGCAGAAGGGTGCGGCACCGTCATAAACCGCGGCCACACAGCCTCGACCGGCACATCCAACAGCTCCTCAAGCCACGGCACCCGCCACCGACGGTCGCCCTCAGACACCCCGACCCGTTCCGGCGGCAACTCCACCACACCAGCCCGCACCCTCGGCGCCCCACGGTTACACGACGCATGCTCCGGCCCCGTATAGCCACGCCGATCATCCGTATGCCCCAGATCCCACTGCTGACCGGGAACGATCCACAAACCACACTTCGCGCACCTGACACGCCCCGCGGCAACCAGCCGGGCGAACTCGGCCCGCATCCGCTGATGCTTCGGCCCATAGCCACGAGCCGCCGTCGATGCCCTGGCCTTCGCCGGCATCAGATCAGGGGTGGGATAGTTGGC